AGTACAAGACATTGTTCCATGGCTACAACAATTAAAATGTGATTGTGTTTATTTTTCCGGTGGCCCTATATTGACAACAGGTAAAGCAGCATTGCGTAAGTTGCTACATAGCGTAGATATAGCGTGTCATGAAGTCGGAGACCCAAAGACTGCTGTTGGATCATACTTCTTTCCAGTTATACTGAGATTTAGGGCAGTGTCCGATTTGTCATATGAGCCATACAAAGTGGCTAAAGTAATTAAATTAGTGGACTCACGTCCTATAACAATAAGGTAATAATGAAGAAATGTATCATACATATATCTGATGAAGTCAATTGTAAGATTTCAGGATTAGAATTAAGTGAACGCAAGGCACTTATGAAATTATTTGAATATGAAATCCCCGGGGCACGATTCTTGCCTGCGGTCCGTCTAGGTAGATGGAACGGTAAGATGAGTTATTTTAGCCTTGGAGGAAGTACTTTCGTAAATCTCCTGGAAGAAATTATCCCTGTACTTGATCGTATTGGATATGACATTGAGTTGGATGATACCAGAGAGTATCGCACTAACTTTGAGTTCTCTCCTTGTACCGAAGACACATTCAAGCACAAGACTTGGCCCGTTGGCCATCCAGTTGCTGGTACACCTATCGTATTGCGTGATTATCAAATTGAACTGATCAATAACTTTTTAAGTAACCCAGCGTGTCTACAAGAGATTGCGACAGGCGCCGGTAAGACAATTATGACTGCGGCACTTAGTTACAATATTGAGCCATATGGACGTAGTATTATCATTGTCCCTAACACCAGCTTAGTAACACAGACTGAGAAAGATTATATCAACTTGGGCCTTGATGTAGGTGTTTACTATGGTGGACGCAAAGAGATTGGCAAGACTCACACGATTTGTACTTGGCAGAGTTTGAATGTGATGTTGAAGAATACTAAATCAGGTGAAGCAGAAGTTAGTATTCAAGACTTCTTGGAAGGTGTCGTATGTGTTATTGTCGATGAAGTTCACCAAGCAAAAGCTGACGCCCTGAAAACATTGCTGACTACGGTAATGGCTCAAGTTCCTATTCGTTGGGGATTGACAGGTACTATTCCTAAAGCAAAGATGGAAAGTCAAGCTCTATTTGTTAGTCTTGGTCCAGTTATCAACAAGCTATCAGCAAGCACTTTACAAGAACAAGGTGTACTGGCAAACTGTCATGTCAATGTTGTACAATTACAGGATAAAGTTGAGTTCCCTAATTATCAAACAGAGTTAAAGCATCTGCTGGAAGACTCTGTTCGTTTAGATACAGTAGCAGGTCTTATCAACAAGCTGAAGGAAAGTGGCAATACACTGGTTCTAGTTGATCGTGTGAATGCTGGAACTGAATTAGTCAATCGTATCCCTGATGCTGTGTTTATCAGCGGTGGTACCAAGGCACAAGTAAGACAAGAAGAATATGACAAAGTGTCCGTGGAGTCTGGATTAGTGCTTGTTGCGACATACGGTGTGGCAGCAGTTGGTATTAATATTCCTCGCATTTTCAACGTGGTTCTTATTGAGCCCGGTAAGTCATTCGTGCGTGTCATTCAAAGTATTGGTCGAGGCATTCGTAAAGCAGAGGATAAGGACCATGTTGAAATTTACGACATTACTTCAAGCTGTAAGTTTGCCAAGCGACATTTGACCAAGCGTAAAGAATTCTATAAAGAGGCCAATTACCCGTTCTCTATACAGAAACTAAATTACAAATAAAGCTTGACATTCCCACAGATATAGACTATAATACATTAACTGAAAGACATCCCGTGCGTATATTAACCCTTGACAACACCTTCTATGATTTGGAAACTCTGCCTGAAGAGATTGATGATTTGCGATTCGCAATCCTAGATAATAGTAATCCACTTAATGTAGACTATCATTACATTCCGCTGATCTTTCTTGAATCATTTAACTCGCCGGCACTTGTTTTGAAGATTGGTAAGCATACGATTAAAATGCCAGTTGATTGGCAGATTGTAATCGGTGAAAAAGAACACGGTGATCTGGAGACATTACCACTGACAAGTATTAATGATCGTGGATTCAATGCGTTTGAATTCAATCCACTATCATCATTCAGTCCATCATTTCTTCCCATTGAAATCGTTGATATCTACAATGATGTTACTTGGTTCGCCCCACGACTGAAGAACGGTCAATTTCTGTGTGTACCGATTGAAGATGGATTGAAACCCAAGTGTGTTTACTTTGTTAAAGAAGTAAGCCGTAATTGTGAAATTGTAGACTACTCCCAAGCTTTTTAATATGAACGAAACATTTTTATTCTTTTCTTATGGTATGCTGACTAACAATGATGTTATGCCTCAGGGTGCTGAAAGACTTGGCCCAGCTGCCTTGCCCGGATTCGAATGGGAAATGTTATGCTATGCCAATGTGTATGACAAGCCCGGTAACATGGTATTAGGTGTGCTTTGGGAAATTGATTACGACATCCTGGATGATCTAGATCAACGCGAAGGTTACCCCTCATTCTACGGACGAGTATATGCTGATATTATCCATGAAGGCATTCCTAAGCAAGCTTGGGTTTATGTCATGACAGAAGACTATCGCAAGATTCTGCGTGATACGCCACCGGCGGCTTCGTATGTCAGAACTGTTATCGAAGGATTCGCAACAGATGGCATTACCATGCCAAATTTAAATGTAGCTGAACTTGGCTACGAAGCATACTAGTATGGCAACTAAAGTAACTAAAGTAACAAAATCTAAAACTCCAGCTGATGAAAAATTCGGAAATCAAGATTTTGATTTATTCGAATCGCTGGCAGCAATGGATAAAAAAGACTATGGATATCTTGAACGCCTGACTGAAGAACAACAAAAAAAGTTTGTTCCATTTATGATGACTCATTGGATGAGCGCGGTATCAGGTAGCGGTGATGTAGCTGGATACTATGTTCGCAGTGTGGATCATTATGCGAATACTCATTTGTTCAATGAAGTAGTACAAAAACATCCTAAGCTTCAATGGTTGATGCTGTGCGCTTCAAGTCCTAACTTAGGTAAGCAATTTCACAAATGGATTCCCCACCTTAGTGGTAAAGTAAGTTTGTTAAAAGAGCCAGCAAAGACTAAAGATGTCAAAGAGTACTTTAATAAGATTTATCCCAAGACAAGCGAAGATGCCATTGATGGCGCAGCTAAAGCGTTTGTATCTGATCATAAACGCAAGTGTCATTTAGCTGAACTATTCCCCAATTTAAAGCAAGCTGATATCGAAACTCTTAATCAACTTATTACAGATGCTGACATTGCTCAATATGATAAAGACCGCGGAAACTAATCCAGTAAAATATGAATGTGAATTTTGTAAGAGAGAATTCGCAAAGGAAGCCACGGTATTCAAACATATATGCCAATACAAACATCGTTGGGTTGAACGCGACAAGAAGGGCAATCGTATTGGATTTCAAGCTTGGCTACAATTCTATACTCGCAACAGCACAAGTAAAAAGAATAGGACCGTTGAAGAATTTATCAAAAGTCCGTACTACAACGCATTTGTAAAATTTGGCAATTACTGTGCGGAAATTAATGCGATAAGCGTCAGTAGATTCATTGATTGGTTACTGAAAGAACAGATAAAAATTGACACCTGGTGTCAAGACAGTGTTTATACAAAGTTTCTGATTGCTTATACCAGAATCGAAGATCCAATGGACGCGATTGTTCGCAGCATTGAAACAACTATTAAATTAGCTGAAACAGAATCAATTCAATCACATGATTGTCTACGATATGGAAATGTAAATCGAATTTGTTATGCCATTACCGCAGGGAAGATAAGTCCATGGTTGTTGTATCAAAGCGACAGCGGAACAACATTTCTGTCTAATCTAACTTCTGATAATGTTTCAATGATTCTTGATTATATCAACCCAGAGCAATGGGCTATTAAGTTCAAAAGATACCCAGAAATTGCTGCTGAAGTCAAAGCATTGTTACGAGCAGGTGGCTATTGACATTTAATCCATAATCTGTTATAATACAGATATGAAGACATTATACGACATTGAAAGTACGGGCTTACATAGTTTTAAGCGAGGTGAACTAACATTGTTCACTGCTTCTAGGCAGTCTGGCAAAAGTATGCTTAATCAATTGTACGGAACAATTATGACAAGAGGAAACTTTGAGATAACAGATCAGGCCCCAGTAGATGGAGAGACTTGGTATACTGTTGCGTGTGTCAGTGTCGTATGCGAATGGATGCGTGAGCAACCCAAAGAATTGTGGCACGAACACATTGACCTTAGGTGGATTCATTATTCAAACAAGTTTGACATACATGAAAAACTCTATACCGTGTTAGCACTGCGATGGAGCTAGAACTAAGTGAAGGTGGAATACACGGTGCCAGGTATTATATAGTCAGACCCTGGCCATGGGACTCGCACATCACCTGGCTCACAATGGAAGCATGGTCTATTGGAACATTCGGACCAGACGGTGGTTCTATTTGGAATAATCTTACCTCACGCTGGTATATGAACAATAGCAAATTCTGGTTTCGCAATGAAGCGGATCGTACTTTTTTTATATTAAGATGGCAATGAGAATTCAAAAAGTGTCCAGCAGTGACAACATACATGCTCCCGGCGAATATATGTATAAAATTCATGACCACTGTAAAGATAGCGACACCCTCAGGAAGTGGAGAGACGAAATCAAGTTGGATTGTCTCATTTACTCCAATGTTGCTTATTTCAATACCGAAACAGATGCTATGTTTTTCATACTGAGATGGCAATGACTACCAATTACAGTTGGCAGTACAATGGTGCTGCACCGTTCATAGATATCATGCAATGGTGCTTAGATACTTTTGAAAATGCTAACTGGTCTGCTAACTGGGAAACTTTTAGTTTCAATAATGAAAAAGATTATGTTTGGTTTGTATTGAGGTGGCAATGAGAAAACTAATTCCAAATAATATAACTGTTACTGAACAGCTTCGTATTCGTGCTCAGTTTTTTACTATGATTGGAAAATGGCGTTATAGTCATCTGCCCGTTAACATTGAATTCTTACAGAATTTGGAAGAGGCCAGTGGTGTTCGGTGCCACTATGCTAGGTCTGGCCAGTTGGCAGGGTTCAAGTTAGTTGATGAAAAGACTTATACCTGGTTTGTATTGAAATGGTCATGAACGATACTACAAGTTGGATTACATTTGGCAAAGACCGTTTCTGGCAACATCCAGATATGGAACAATGGTGCCACGAACATGTAGGATACGGTGGGTGGACCTATCAGACTCCCGAAACTTGGGAAGGTATGGGTGGTAAAGTTTGGGTCATGCATAGTATGTTTGGCCGCACTACCTTTGCGTTTAAAGAAGAAAAAGACTTTATGTGGTTTAAATTGAGGTGGGTATGAGTTTTGTAACAATTTCGGATAATTTGAACGCTGATGATATAAGAGATTGGTTAGTCACTAATGTCGGCCAAGAGTGGTCCGGCAGGCGGCCCGGCATCAGCAAATGTGGCGCTGGATGGGTCATGGATGCAGTCAGGGATTACAAGGAAATTCCCGCGGTCTGGCAATGGGGCATAACTATTGATGACGAAGCATTAGCAGTATTTTTTAAATTGAGGTGGGAATGAATAATAAAACAATTGAAGATTTTGTAATCCGTTACGGTGCCAAAGTAAATTACGAACAAAGACACAACGCGAGACACAACGAGGGTTATACTATGGGTAGGGCAATGGATTACTATTCATTGGATTACTATGGCAATGGTAACGGCATAGTAGGCATTGAACTACCTTTAAGGGCATTTGAGCACTTAGTCAACTCGGACAATCAAGCTGATGTAGACTATCAAGCTGGTAAGGAAGAGGCTCGCATTCGTGCTCGGTATCCATCAGTAGCAGAAGCGTATGCTCAATATAAAATGTTACTTGAACTATGCAGATAATTGAATATATTAAAGACAAGTATCTAACTTGGCGTACTGGCCAAGATAAGCAAACACGCGATTGGAATAAGTGGTTGTATGAAACTGTTCTATTTCGTGCTGACACGATTGAAAATATGTTTGTGAACTTTAAATACATACTTCCAGTGTCTATTAATATATTCGATCTTGAAGAACCGTTTGGATGGGCACTGGGCGATGACATTCGACAGTATATGTATCCTAACCGAGCATTAGGTGACTGTGCGGTTCATTACTTTGCGCGTGGGTTTCGCCATCAATGGGATGGTCGCTTTCATCTTAATGAAATTAACGGCGGCGATCAAGTGTTTGTAGCAACTAACAACAGCAAGGATGCTATGATGATAACATTGAAATATTCATGAACGATTTACAAATAGAAATACACAAGCGCACTATGAAGCTGATATCTACAGTAATGGCACAATCTATTATAGGGGTGCAACCTATGCCAGATTCTAGTATCTTCAATGTAAGGTTTAGTAAATTTAAATATAAATTCAGCCGTGGTAAATGGTATGCGGCAGTGTATAACTATAACTATTATCACGAAGTAGTTGAATGGTGTGCTGAACAGTTCGGCCCACATCCCGAGCAACCAGATGCTTGGAGTCGTTGGGTACACAAATACGAAGATACGATTCACTTCCGTGATGAAAAAGATTGGATGTGGTTCACACTAAAGTGGAGCTCATGATTACATATAAAGTACTGTGGACCGAGTTACCACATATTAAAGTACCGGTATTACACACGGTAATGTATGCTCACAGTACAGATGGAGTAGACGCAAAATATCAACGAAGTTTAGTAGATGAGTGGTTAAAAGCAAACTGTCGGGCGCCTTACTATCACTCTATCTATCATACAGAAAAGTTTATACAATTTGAAGATGATGAAGATGCTATGTGGTTTTCTTTGAGGTGGTCATGATATATAACGAAATAGAACAAGACATTATAAACAGAGCAGGCAAGGAACTATCTAGTGAAATTGACTTCCATGTTCTTGCTGATTTATACTTACAAGACGGTTGGACTGAAGTTAATTTACCGAGAAAACCTAGAGAAACAGTAGTTGAGATTCTATCCTGGTGTGCGAGTCATAACATCAAATGCTATGGCAGAGGGCAACGCTGGGTGTTTGAGAAGAAGCAAGACGCCTTGTTCTTTAGTTTGAGGTGGTCATGATTGTTACATTACCATATGATCCAGCATGGAAAGCATTAGAATGGGCTAAAGAACATTGCCCTGATTATGTTACTAATGAAGTACGCGCCCACAAAGCATGGGTTCGCCCGATTCGCCCGATTCAGATTGACTACTTCTTTTCGTCCGAGCGGGATGCTGTATTTTTTAGTTTGAGGTGGGTATGAAATACTTTAGTAGTAGCGGAGGCAACAATAAACCATACTTTGCCCATCGTATTAAATTACCCAAAGTGGTTAGTGAAGCATATGACTGGTGCTTAGAGTACCCGGATCAAGATAGACCCTTTAGAAGATTCCATGTAGAATGGGATTATTATCCGGCGCGAAAATACGGGCATAAAGGTTACGAAATCATTCAATTTGAGTGGGAAGAAGCTGCTATTATGTTTACATTGAGGTGGTTATGAGAGTAGAGTTTAATCAAGGTGTGCCTGACAACTGTGTTGAATGGTTGTGGGATAATGTTGGTCCTGGTAATCTAGTACCCGGAAAACATAAGGATACAAGTTTCAATGAGTATGCTTGGTTCTATGAGCGGATAGCAATTATGCCCGACTATAGCGCCCGCCACCCCGATGACATTCGGTATGTTCCTACTATCACAATTAAAGATCCCGAGTTGGCTACATTTTTTAGTTTGAGGTGGTTATGAAGAAACCTAAACCAAAGAAGCCAAAAGCT